CAAGGCAATCTCTCTCCAAGAGCAGCCTCAGTCATTCCTGAGAACCCGTTTGTTACCGAAACCACACCAGCCATTAACTGATGACTACCAAAGCGAAACCAGCCAGGACTGGGGCAAGAAAAAAACCCCTAGTTGGTGCGGTAAAACCACGCATCCATACCCCTTTTCTAAAAGGGCCTTCTCGTATGCAAGAGGTTGCTGATCTAGCTGAGAAAATCGGTATGCCTTTGCTTGAATGGCAACGCTTTGTCCTAGAAGATATGTTGCGAATAGATGAGAAGGGTCAATTCCGGCGCAAGACTCTTGGATTGCTTATTGCACGTCAGAATGGCAAGACTCACCTGGCTCGTATGCTTATCTTGGCTCATCTGTTTCTTTGGGACTCAAAGATGGTCATTGGTATGTCATCTAACCGGAATATGGCACTTGACACCTTTAGGCAGGTTGCCAACGCAATCACAGATAATGATTTTCTTAAAGACCAGGTTAAGCAGATTAGATACGCTAACGGCCAAGAATCTATAACCACACTCAAAGGCAATCGCTATCAGATCGTAGCTGCAACGCGAGACGGCTCTCGTGGACTTACTGCCAACTTCCTATTCATTGACGAATTGCGTGAAATATCTGAAGAAGGTTGGAAAGCAGCCCGGCCAACTACTCGCGCTACTGGTGGACAAACTCTCACGTGTAGCAACGCTGGCGATGCGTATAGCACCGTACTGAACGATTTGAAAGAACGCGCTTTGTCATATCCATCGCCTACACTTGGTTGGTATGAGTATTCTGCGCCAGCGCATTGCAAGGTTGATGATCGTAATGCTTGGGCTATGGCTAATCCCTCGCTTGGCCCTGATGGCCTTATCTCAGAAGAAACGCTGGAAGAAGCAGTAGCAACAAACTCAATAAACAACACTCGCACTGAATTATTGTGTCAGTGGGTCGACAGTATGAGTAGTCCCTTTACAACTCAGATGGTCAGCGATACTTCAGACTCTAATCTTCAAATTACTCCCGGCGGCAATATCGTATTTGCCATAGACGTATCTCCATCAAAGCGATCTGGTGCATTATTGGCTGGCAAGTTAAATCAGGCCACCGGAAAGATAGAACTAGGGCTTATGCAGCTGTGGACTAGCGACGTGGCTATTGACGATCTAAAGATGGCCGCAGATGTCCACGCATGGGCGCAAAAGTTCAAACCGCGTGTAATTATGTATGACAAATACGCCACAGCTTCTATTGCTCAAAGATTGCAGCAATCAGGGCAAAAGTTAGAGGATTGCTCAGGCCAATCCTTTTACCAGGCTTGTGGTGAGATATTAGATGCGTTTGTGAATGTTCGCCTTGTTCATTCTGGCCAGAAAGAGCTGACAGAATCCTGGTTCTCGGTAGGTGCAAAAACTAATGACGCAGGTTGGCGAATCGTCAGACGCAAGTCAGCAGGAGACGTAACTAGCGCAATCTGCTCAGCGATGATTGTCCACTACTTGACAAAACCGCAATCAACACCTCAAATATATGTTTGACACGCGTCTTGAATAATGAGACAATACTTGCCAAATAGGGTAAGGTTGGTGTATGGGTTTATTCTCTCGCTTTAGCAAGCCAGCAATAATCGAAGCGCAGTATGCACCACCGGTAATGGCCGATACCTACCAATACCAAATACCTTACAACTTACTTTCAATAGATCGCATTAGTGCGATGTCTATCCCAGCTGTTAGCCGTTGCCGTAACTTAATCTGCAACACTATTGGCGCAATGGAATTAAAATTAGAATTAAAGCGCACTGACGAATACCTACCGAAACTGCCATGGATGGATCAACCATCACAGAATCAACCTTATGCAGTAACAATGGCTTACACAGTAGATTCACTTCTATTCTTTGGCGTGGCTTATTGGGAAATTACCGAAGTCTATGCAGACAACGGATACCCGGCAAGATTTAACTGGGTTGCTAACTCTCGCGTTATTCCTAAATACAACAAGACAAATACATTTATCGAAGGCTATCAAGTAGATGGCGCAATGCGACCAATGTCTGGTCTAAATTCGCTTGTAACATTCCAAAGCATGACTGACGGCATTTTGCAAACAGGCGCACGCAGTTTAACTGCTGCACTTGATTTAGATCGTGCATCTTCAATAGCAGCTGCAACTCCAATGCCTTCCGGCGTTCTAAAGAACACTGGCGCAGACTTAGGCGAGTCCGAAGTTCAAGGCTTACTAGCTGCATGGCGCAACGCACGTCAAAACCGAAGCACTGCTTATCTCACAAGCACACTAGAATTCCAACCTGCATCATTCTCACCTAAAGACATGATGCTTAACGAAGCAAAGCAATACATGGCAACTGAAATTGCAAGACTATGCAACGTGCCAGCGTATTACATCTCAGCAGACATGAACAACAGCATGACTTACGCAAACGTGCAAGATGAACGCCGTCAATTCGTGTCTCTATCTCTACAGCCTTTCATCTCAGCAATCGAAGCGCGTCTGTCAATGAATGACATAACTCCATCAACACAAAAGATTTGTTTTGATTTGGAAACCGGATTCTTACGCGCTGACTCAATGGAACGCTTGTTAGTAATCGAAAAAATGTTGGCACTTGGACTAATCACTGTTCAAGATGCAATGGCAATGGAAGATCTATCACCAAACGGGAGTGCGACAAATGCAATTAACCTTCAGTAGCGATATAGAGTGCGATCAAGGCCGTAGAATTATTTCCGGTAAAATTGTTCCTTACGATGGCGAAATTGGGCAAACCTCAATTGGCGCTGTTGTATTTGAAAGAGGAAGCATTCAACTTCCAGAACCAGGTAAGTCAAAACTATTATTAGAACACGATGCCAAGAAGCCAATCGGCAAAGCCGTTAACTTTAATGAAACAGCAGACGGCGTTTACGCATCATTCAAAGTCTCCAACACTAGCCGCGGAACAGACTCACTAATCGAAGCATCAGACGGCCTTCGTTCAGGGCTTAGTGTTGGAGTCGAAGTTTTAGCATCACAACCACGTAACGGCGTGTTGTATGTCCAATCAGCAAGACTATTTGAAACAAGTCTTGTTCAAGCAGCTGCGTTCGATTCAGCAGCAGTAACTAGCGTTGCAGCATCAGCGGCAGAAACCGAAGATGAAGCACTAACCGAAATCCCACAATCAGAAAGTGAGGCCATCTTGGATACTCCAGATGCCGTAGCACCTGAGGCTGTAGTAGAAACCCCTGCGGTTGAAGCCTCACGCCCAACAGTAACAGCAGCGTTTTACGCTGAACCACGCCTAGAGTTCACTAAGGAAAAATTCCTAGAGAACACAGTTCGCGCAAAGTTAGGCGATGACGATGCACGTCAATATCTCCTAGCAGCAGCAAACACAACAAACAATAGCGGTCTTGTTCCAACACGTCAGCTAACAGAAGTTATCAACCCACTTGCAAACGCAGATCGCCCATTTATTGACGCAATCTCACGTGGCGTTCTTCCAGATGCAGGAATGACTTTTGAAATTCCTAAAATTGCACAAGTTCCAACAGTTACAGTTACAGCTGAAGCTGGCACACCTTCAAACACTGATCTAGATGATGCATATATTTCAGTTGCAGTTCAGAAGTTTGCTGGACAACAGACATTCTCAGTAGAAATCCTAGATCGTTCAAGCCCAGCGTTTTTTGCTGAACTTGTTAAGAACATGGAATTCGCATATGCAAAGGCAACAGACACTCGCGTAGCAAACGTAGTTGCAACAGCAGCAACAGACGGTGGAAACCGCACAATGTCAGCAGCTAACCTTCTTGACTTCGTAGCAGATGGAGCAGTATCTATCTACTCAGGCACACTAGGATTTGCACAAAACATTATTGTATCTCCAGCACAATGGGGCGCAATCATGGGTCTTGTTGATGGAAACAATCGTGCAATTTATACTGCCACCCAGCCACAAAACGCTGGTGGTAACGCTGCACCAACATCACTACGCGGTAACATTAACGGTCTAAACCTTTATGTTGATCGTAACCTTTCAGGCACAGGCGATGATTCAATCGTTATTGTTAACCCAGATTCATTCACATGGTATGAATCACCACAATTCAAACTAGAAGCAGCAGTAATTGCTTCAGGTCAAATCAACGTGGCTTATTACGGTTACGGCGCGATTGCATCTAAGGTTGCAGCAGGCGCATACAAGTGGATGGTTGCATAACCCACACTTAGCAATAGTGTTGTAGGGGCTTTGTAGCCCTTAGCCCCTACAATTTTAATTAGAGAGGAAATCATGCCAGCAACATACGTAACACAGGCCGAACTGCGCAGCGTTCTAGGCATAGGCTCTCTCTATAGCAATGACGTAGTTGAAGAATGCGCACAGGCCGCTGAAAACATTATCAAGAGCCATCTATGGTTTAACAACTATTACGCAGCTGCTCGAAGCCTGCAAGATAACTTTGCAACACTTTATTTCCAACAACCTCATGGCATGTATGTTGGCCAAAGCGTAACTATTACTAATGCCGGTTCACCTTTCAACGGCACTAAGACAATTACTGAGATTAACGGCGCAGTTCAAGTATCTGCCCTTAACTACCAGAACTATTCTTTGACGGCTTATAACTATTCCATAACCTATGCAGCCACAGGCGCAAATCAGGTTAAAAACCCAATTCAACCATTCGCCACAGTAGCGGCTGGCACTAACATAGACTTTGCCACAGTTCCAGAAGTTAGAGAAGCATCACTCCTAATTGCTGTTGACATCTGGCAATCAAGACAACTTTCAAATGCTGGTGGCGTATCACCGGATGGCTTTACACCTTCACCTTACCGTATGGGCAACACACTACTTGCTAGAGTTCGTGGTTTGATTGCGAATTACTTAAACCCTGGTGGGCTAGTCGGATGACAGTTGCCGTCACAACTCTCCGTTCTACCATCGCAACGGCTTTAAGTAATCCGGCGGTATGGCAGGTATTTTCTTTTCCACCTGCCTCACCGCTGGCCAACAGCGTGGTCGTAGAACCTGATGATCCTTACCTTGTTCCAAGCAATAATGGCAAGATTGAAGTTAGCCCACTTGCTAACTTTCGTTTAAAACTTTATTTACCATTACTTGACAATCAAGGCTCACTTGCAAGCATGGAAGATTTTATTGTTGACGTATTCACAAAACTAGCGGCATCTACGCTAAAATATAATATTGGCTCTGTGTCTGGTGTGTCAGTTGATACAACAGCTGGAGACCTTCTCACGACGGAAATTCGTCTGAGTATCTTAACGAGTTGGAGTTAATATGTCCGATCTAACACCTGAAGATTTGGCTTTTCTGATAAAGATCGGTCAAATTCAACCATCAGCCCCTAAGGCCGCAGCCAAGAAAGACGAGGAATAAACAATGGGAATTTTTCTTAATAATAAGGTTGGTTTTAAAATTGCAACTGTAGATTTATCTACAAGAGTTACAGCTTTTTCACTAAACCGCCAAAGAGATCAGTTAGAAGTAACTGCAATGGGAGACACAGCACACAAGTTCGTAGCCGGACTTTCAGCTGACACCATTACCGTAACATTTTTGAATGATGATCTAGCATCTGGTGCTGGTTCAGTAAGAGCAACATTACAAGCTGCATATGGCACAACAGTAGCGTTCTCAGCACTACAAGATACTAGCTCTGCGGTTTCAACAACAAACCCAATTTACACAGGCACAATCCTGGTTGATAACTTAACAGACATCAACGGCGCAGTAGCAGACGAAGCAATGATTGACATTACTTTTACATGCAATAGCGCAGTTGCAACAGCAACCACAGGCACATTCTAAACAACTAAAAGAAAAGGGCTAAAAATGGCAAAGTTAAGAATAGTAACAGTAGATGGTAATGATGCCATCTACCAAATCACACCAGCAATAGAGTTTGCTTTTGAAACTTACGCAAAGAAAGGCCTTCATAAAGCCTTTCGTGA